TGGCCTCAACATGAAAATATTAATAGTACTAAAGTTGATTCCAATGCAACTGATGTTACTCTTGCAGATGTTCCATCTACAGATAGCTCTCCTGCAAGCACTAGGGTCGCTGCTGGAGTTCCTCCTAATCCTGCTGCCGGTACCCAAGAACTTGCAAATCAGCCTGAAGTTATTCCGGGAACTTGTACTCCTGAATATTCTAAAGAGATTAATGCATCTTCAGCGGCTCAGGGAATTGCTGCAATTAAAGCAGCATGTGTAAAATATGGTATAACAAGTCCTAATGCTGTGGCAGCATTATTAGGAATTGCAGGCGGTGAGTGCCGCTGGAACCTAGTTGAAGAAGGATTTAATTATAGTGTAGATAGGTTATTACAAGTATTTCCCAGTGTTTTTAACGGTAATACTGCTCTTGCACAACAATATGCTGGCAATCCTAATAACAGTCTACCTGAATTTTTGTATGGTTATACAACAGCAACGGGCAAAGGATTAGGAAACACTCAACAAGGTGACGGCCAAAAATACATAGGTCGTGGTTATATTCAGTTAACAGGTAGAAGCAACTATACCAAATATGGTACAATGATTGGAAAAGATTTAATAAACAATCCTACTCTGTTAAATGATCCTACAATTGCAGCAGAAGTAAGTGTAAAGTATATGTTAGATAGAGTTAAGGCTACCCAAACTGATCCAGGCTATGTGGAAAAAGCAATACATGCAGTTGGCTTTTGTACTCCAGATATATATGCTAAGAAAAAAGGTTTTTATGAATGCTTCCTCGGCCAATTACAACGCAAAATTGTTAATACCGGAAGTGGCGGCATATTAAGTGACGGCAGTGGCAATCCTGTAAAAACTGGTTTGTAATGTAGTAATAAATATATCATGCCTTATAAAAACTTAGAGATTAATCCTACAAATTATAATAGTCAACATACTAATAAGTTGACACACTATTATAAAGGATTTAGTACCGTTAATCCCGACAATCGAGGATCTACTCTCTATGATTTTAATTTAATAAAACAAAATATTCTTAATCATTTAAATACACGGAAAGGCCAACGAGTGATGAATCCTAAATTTGGTACAATTATTTGGGATATATTAATGGAGCCGTTAACATTACAAGTTAGAAATGCACTAACTAAAGATATTGAAGAAATTTGCACGTTTGATCCAAGAGTATATACTACTCAAATTCAAATTAACGAGTATGAGCAAGGGTATGTAATTGATATCATTTTAGTAATGAAGAATACTGATCAATCAGAAGTAATAAAATTAACGTTTGATCAAAAAATTGGTCTATCGTTACAATAATATATGCATTTAATTTTTACAATAAATACAGTATATAGAAAAAAATATGATCCCTGCAACTAACACTCAACTGCTTGTCGGCGAAGATTGGAAAAAAATATATCAATCTTTTCGTAATGCTGATTTCAAATCTTATGATTTTGAAACTTTAAGACGTACTATGATTTCTTACCTTCAGGAAACATATCCTGAAGATTTTAATGATTTTATTGACAGTAGTGAATACGTTGCTCTTATTGATCTTATTGCATACCTAGGACAGAACCTAAGTTTCCGTATTGACTTAAATGCTCGTGAGAACTTCTTAGAAACTGCCCAACGTCGAGATAGTATATTACGGTTAGCACAACTAATTAGCTATCGTGCTAAACGTAATATTCCTGCAAGCGGCTTTTTAAAAGTCACCGCAATTTCTACAACTGACAGTATTATTGATTCTAATGGTAATAATTTAGCCAATACTACTATTGGTTGGAATGATTCTACAAATCTTAACTGGTATCAACAATTTATTAATATTATGAATTCGGCAATGAGTTCTAATTTTGGAAACCCTGCAGATCGTCAAACACTTGATGGTATATTAACTGAACAATATTATTTTAATGGAGCAACTCTTGATGTGCCGTTGTTTAATTACAATAAAAGCATTGATGGAGTACAAATGGGATTTGAAGTTGTACCTTGCACGTTTGTTGAAAAAACTTTTGTATACGAGTCTGCGCCCGAACCTGCAAACAAATTTAGTTTTGTATATAAGAATGATAATCAAGGATCTGGCAGTGCTGATACAGGATTCTTTACAATGTTTAAGCAAGGATCGCTAAGTATGGTCCAGTTTACATTAGATAATCCTGTTCCGAACGAGATCGTGGGAATTAATACTCCCGATATTAATGATACAGATGTTTGGTTATGGCAATTAGATAAGAATGGAAACTTTTCAACACTGTGGACAGATGTTCCAACAATTAACAATAGCAACAATGTAATTTATAATAGTCTCAATAAAAGTTTAAGAACTATATATGCAATTACTCCTAGAGAAAATGATCAGATTGATTTAAATTTTGCAGATGGCGTATTTGGTAATTTGCCCAAGGGTAATTTTAGATTATTCTATAGACAGAGTAATGGAAACTCCTATATTATTAAACCTGAGCAGATGAGTGGAATTGTTATCCAAGTTCCTTATATAAACGGAATAGGGCAATTGCATACACTGCAAATGACGTTAAGTTTGCAATATACAGTTAGCAATAGTTCCGGTGCAGAAAGCAATGCAAGTATTCAAACAAAGGCTCCACAAAATTATTATTTGCAAAATAGAATGGTTACCGGAGAAGATTATAATATTGCTCCGTTAAGTGCTGGTACTAACATTTTAAAAATTAAAAGTGTTAATAGGGTAAGTAGTGGCCTAAGTAAATATTTTGATATATCAGATGTAACAGGCGGGTATAGTAAAACTAATATATTTGCTGCCGATGGAATTTTATATCAAGAAGAGACTGAAGAATATTTTGAATTTGAATTTACAAATAGAAATCAAGTTGTTGCTACTATTAAAAATTCTCTCGCTCCTATAATTCGGTCTGCAGGTCTGCGTTCTTTTTACATTGAAAAATATGAAAATCTTAGTTTAACATCGCTCCTATTAACCTGGAATGAAGTTAATAAAACCCCCGGGCAAAGTCGAGGATATTTTTCTAATATTTCTGGAGCCATGGTATTAGGAAATTATTCAGAATATAATTTAAGATATTTAATTCCGGGAGCGTTAGTTAAATTTAATCCCACCACTGGAAAGTATTTTGATCTTAACAACAACTTAGTTTCAATTCCTACTACTGGAATTATCCCAGACGGTGGTAGAGATTATATGTGGTCAACCGTTTATCAAATTATAGGCGATGGGTCAAATAGTGGTGTAGGAACATTAGATGATGGAACTGGACCTGTAATATTTTCTAACCGTGTTCCGCAAGGAGCAGTGCCTGTTGAAGTTATTCCTAAATATAATCAAATTTTAAACTATCCAATTGAAAACGAAATTGCAAATTTATGTACAAATCAGTTAAATTTTGGTTTAACTATTTCTAATGATACTAGATCTTGGGATATAATTTTAAATTCTAATTTAAATTTAACTAATTCATTTAATTTAGGAAATCAAGGTAGTATAGAAGATATTGGATTAGATTCTAGTTGGATAATTGCTTTTATATGGACCGGTAAAAATTATAAAGTAAGATATAGAAATTTATACTATATATTTGAAAGTGCAGCTGAAACAGCGTTTTATATAGATAATGATTCCGTTAATTATGATTTTACTAATAACTCTGTAATTAAAGATAAGATTGATATTCTTGCAGTGAATGCCGAACCTAAATCAACTCGTCAGTGGCTTAGCGGTACAACTAATCCGGCAGTTGCACAAGGTAATACTGGTGATTATTACGTTAATATTACAACTAACAGTGTATTTAGAAAAGTATCCGGAGTTTGGTTATCAGGAAATAGTTTTTCAGGAAAACTTTCTTCTAATTATGCATGGCAGATTGATGGGCCTGTAATTGAGAATGATGGATATGTTGAACCTAAAAAAGTTAAAGTAAGTTTTTATGATTATAATAATACAGGTCAATTAGAAGATCCTGAATCATTTAACACAATCGTTAATCCATTATACGAAGAAGAGATATCTTCAATCAAACACAAAATTAATTTTGTTTATTTTAAAAGATTAAGTGATGGACTAAGATATGTTCCTACAACTGGTATTATTCCGTTCGATACTGAAAATGATTTTTTTATTTATAAAACTACAAATTTGGTAAGTGATGGAGACTTATTTTATTTTTACAATTCTACATTACAGATTGTAAAATATTGGTCAGCGTTAACTCAGCAACTAATATATACAGATCAATATTTTGTAAGACCCGGTCGTAGCAATTTAAATTTCCATTATGTACATAACAGTGGAAGTAATAGACGTATTGATCCTAGCAAGTCTAATATTATTGACATCTTTGTGTTAACTACTGACTATGATAATGCTATAAGAAGTTGGTTATTGAATAATATTGCTACGGAACCATTGCCTCCTACTAGTTACAGTTTAGAACAAAACTATTCTGCAAATTTAGAACCAATTAAATCTATTAGTGATGAGATTATTTTTCATTCTGTAAAATATAAGGTACTATTCGGAACCAATGCTGCTACAGGTCTGCAAGCTAAATTTAAAGCGGTAAGGAATTCTGAAAAACCTACTACAGATAATGATTTAAAAACTAGAATATTAACTGCAATTAATGAATTTTTTGCATTAGAAAATTGGGAGTTTGGACAATCATTCTATTTTAGTGAATTGTCAACTTATGTAATGAATCAACTAACTCCTGACATAACTAACTTTGTTGTTACACCTAAGAGTGTTGGCAACTTTGGAAGTTTATATGAAGTGGCGTGTCAATCAAATGAAATTTTTATAAATGGTGCAAGCATTTCAGACATAGAAATAATTGATGCTATAACTGCATCACAGTTAAAATCAACGTCAGACATTGTTACAACTAGTGGAACCTAACATGGCGGCAATTAAAAAATCAGTCAATCTATTACCAGAATATCTACGGACTGATAAAAACTCTAAATTTTTATCTAGCACAATTGATCAATTTATTCAAACGCCNGAAGTAGAAAGACTTGATGGATTTGTAGGATCTAAAATAACTCCTAATTATAATCCNANTACAGATTTTTATCTNAATGAAACTTCATCGTTAAGAAATAATTATAGTTTAGAACCTGCATTAATTTTTAAAGATGGAAATAACAACATAACTGATGTTGTTTCTTATGATGATTTAATTAATGAAATTGCCAGTCAAGGTGGTAAAAATTCTAATCTTGATGCTACTTTTAATTCAAAATTTTATTCTTATGATCCGTTGATTAATTGGGATAAACTAATAAACTTTACAGACTACTATTGGTTGCCAACTGGTCCAGATTTAATTGTGTTAACGACCGCAACAATAAATGCTATTAATGGCTATCCTACATATACAATGGAAAATGGATACCAATTAAGCAACGGCATGCAAATTGAAGTTGCCGGAGTAACATATATAGTTGAAGGAGTAGGAGAATCTATTAAATTGATTAATATTAATTTACTAAATTCGTATGATAGAATTTCTACAGTTTATAATGAAACATTTGACGCTGTTAAATTTGATGAATTTTCTTTTGACGGTGACAATAGATTACCGTTAATTCCTGATTACATTACTGTTAATAGAGCAAGTTCTGATTTAAATCCGTGGTCACGTTATAATAGATGGTTCCATAAAGAGATTATTAGAATTTCATCTGAGATTAATAAAATTTCAGTTATATATCCACTAGCTGCTAGAGCATCTCGCCCTATTATTGAATTTAGACCAAATTTAAAATTATATAATTTTGGAATAACTGGAATTAAAAATGTTGATTTAATTGACAATAGTACTGCCAATGCATTTACCGAAGTTGAAGGCAGCTATGGTTATCATATTGATGGAATTTTATTGCAACAAGGTCATAGAGTTATTTTTAATGCAGATACTGACTTAGATGTTAGAGGTAAAATATTTCAGGTTAATTTTAATATAACTGGCTCAACTCCGGTATTGCACCTTATACCGGCTTCTGATGTAAATCCAGTAGATATGAATTCAGTAAGTATAAATCTAGGAATAGAATATTATGGAACAAGTTGGTTCTTTTCTACATCTACAAGAAAATGGATTTATGCTCAACAACACAATAAATTAAATCAACCTCCGTTGTTTGATTTGTTTACTAATGACGGAATTAGTTACACTAATAACCAAGAGGCAAATAACTTTATTGGTAATCAAATTTTTGGGTATGATATAGGCAGTGGCACAAATGACAAAATTTTAGGATTTCCGTTAAAGTATCAAAATACTATTGGGTCCGGTAGCTATTTGTTTAAGAATTATTTTATGACAGACGTTATTACATTGATCAATAACAATGTAAGTAGAACTATCTCGTCATCAATAACTTATTTAAAATTAAATAATACATTAGTTAATGTTTGGGCCGAATCTGTAAATTATAGAATTCCAATATTAGAAAATCAAGTAGTTCTCTCAAATACAAATACAATAACAGTGACATGTTTAAATTCTCCTATAGATACTAATTTAACAGCAACTGTTTATGTAAACAATATAAAAGTTTCTGCAACTGCAACTATTACCTCTGGAAAGATTAATTTAACAACTGCTCCTGTGTTGGCAGAAAACGATGTCGTCTTATTAAAAATAGAAACTAATCAAGTTCCTAACAATAATGGATATTATGAAACACCAATAGGATTGACAAACAATCCATTAAATGGTTCTTCTGAAAGTCTCACACTTAGTGAATTAGGAGATCATTTATCTACTATGATTGAGAAAACTCCTACATACACAGGAAATAATTTAAGAGATCTTACAGGGTATTCTAAGTATGGATCTAAATTAGTAATCAACGCCAATCCTATCTCTTTTGCACAGATTTTCTTTGGAAAAAAAGAACATAATGTAGTTGATGCGTTAAGAAACGCTGGCAATGATTACGGACAATTTAAGATGAATTTCTTAAGACTTGCAGGAAAAGTTGATAGTTCAATGACTCCTTCTGCTGCGGTGGATTTAATCTTAACAGAATTAAATATTTCTAAAGATATTAAATCTATGTATCAAAGATCTGATATGATAGGATATGGGCAGAACAAGACAGTTCGAACATTTAAAGTAACGGATGTTTTTAATATCGAGTATCCAATTGGTTTTGACTTTGATTTAACTCGATTAAGTTTCCAGTCAGTTATTATATATCTAAATGGTATACAATTAATTCATAATTCTGATTATACATTTAACTACATTGATGGGTCTATAACACTATTAACATTATTAGAAATTAATGACGTAATAGAAATAAATTGTTATACAAATACTTTGGGATGTTATATCCCTCCAACTCCTAGTAAATTAGGATTATGGCCATCTTCTAAACCAGAAATATTTTCTGATACTAGCGCGGTTTCTGGTCCAGTAAACTTAATTTTAGGACACGATGGAAGTATAACCACTGCTTATAATGATTATAGAGATAATATTATAATTGAATTTGAAACTCGAATTTTTAATAATATAAAAGTTTTATATAAAAAAAATCTGTTTGATGTTATAGGATTTGCGCCAGGTGCATTTAGAAAAAAACAATATACAATTCCTGATTTAACAAGTATACTCATAAGTGATTTCTCCCGCTGGACAGCCCAATACGGAATTGATACAACTACTAATAGTACATTTAATGATGCAAATCCAAAAACTTGGAATTACACAGGCAGCATTGACACAGTATTTGGTAAACCTATATCAGGATCATGGAAGGCATTATTTTTGCATTTTTATGACACTACTCGACCAGACATTCGCCCTTGGGAAATGTTGGGATATGCTATACTACCTAGCTGGTGGAAAACATACTACGGAGTCGGTCCTTATACTTCTAGCAACACCCTTATGTGGACAGACTTAAGAAATGGGTATTCAAGAGGCGAAAATGTATACTTTGAAGATTATAAAAGGCCCAATTTATTATCTATCATTCCGGTTGATAATACTGGAAATTTAAAAACTCCTAATACATTTTTAATATCTGAGACTTCATATCAAACTAGAAAAGAAAAATGGAAATTTGGTGATTATGGTCCTGCTGAAAATGCATGGAGACAAAGCAGCCAGTCTAGATTTTCGGTCCTTGCAGCAGCAGCATTGCTTAATCCTTCCACATTTTGTTCTAATCTATATGATGTTAGTAGATCAATTATTAATGTTATAGGGCAGGTTACTTACAAGGAAGATGACCTATATCTAGATCCTAGAAAATTAGTAATTGAAGGGGAGGACAACAATCAAATATCGGGATTTGGTTCGTATATAATAGAAAAAGGCAGACAACGAGATCAAAATTATATTACAAAATTAAGACAAGATTTTAAATATTTAAATTTTAATCTTTTTCATAAAGTTGGTGGGTTTGTTAGTAAAGAAAAACTACAAATTATTATTGATTCAGTAGATCCAACGTCAACTAGCCCCGGAGTCATTTTACCATCTGAAGATTATTCGCTAATATTAAATGTAAGTAACCCTGTTAAGACTGCTAGAATTTCTGGAATTATTATACAACGATCTAACGGAAACTTTGTTATCAAAGGATACGATATAGATAACCCCTATTTTGAAATATTACAGCCTATAGTTTCTATGTCGGCAGGAGTAGTTAAAGTCGGCGGAGTATCAGAATCATTTACTGAATGGTCAAATATTGTTAACAACACCGGGAACAAAGGATTAAGTTCTAATGATACTACTTCAGCAGAATCCGTAACAAATCGATATTATAAACAAGGTCAGTTGCTACGATATAATAATAAATTTTATAGAGTTAAAATAGGCCATAATGCAACCTCTACGTTTGACAGCACACTATTTCAAATTCTTTCAGAATTACCTGTCAAGGGCGGAGCTACGGTGCAATCTCCATCCAATTTTTCAAATAAAGTAATACAAGTTCCATATGGATCAGAACTTACTACAATTCAAGAAGTTTATGATATCATTCTAGGATATGGAGCATATTTAGAAACTCAGGGATTTATATTTGACGAGTTTAATACTGATTTAAATGAAATGTTAGATTGGAAATTTACAGGTAAAGAATTTTTATATTGGACTACACAGAATTGGGCAGATGGCAATCTAATTACACTAAGTCCTTTTGCAAATTATATCAAATATAATTTTCCTAATTCAATAGTAGATAATATTTCTACAGGAAAATATCAATATAGCTTATTAAAAGCAGATGGTAAACCTTATCCTATTGATAAATTTACCATGGTTAGAGAAGATGCAATTTGTACTATTAAAACTAGAGATGACAACGAGGGATTGTTTTTTGCTATATTAAATTCTATACAAAAAGAACATGGTATGGTATTCAATAATCGTACAGTATTTAATGATACTATATATGATATCGAAACTGGATACAAACAAAGAAGAATTAAATTTTCTGGATTTAGAACCAAAAATTGGAACGGGGATTTATTCAGCCCGGGCTTTGTATACGATAATGTAGAAATTATTGATTGGACCCCGTATACAAAATACCTACCAGGAATAGTAGTTAGATACAACGGTAGATATTACCAGTCATTAGCAAAAATTAGTTCTTCTGCGGTATTTGATTTTACAAAATGGGATCAGCTAATAGNCAAACCGATTCCTCAATTATTACCTAATTTTGATTACAAGATTAATCAATTTGAAGACTTCTATAGTCTTGATATTGATAATTTTGATGCTAATCAACAACAATTAGCACAGCATTTAACAGGATATACTCCAAGAATATATTTAAATAATATTTTTACTAACCCTATTAGTCAATATAAATTTTATCAAGGTATGATCAAAGATAAAGGTACTAAGAATGCCTTTAACAAATTATCTAAAGCTAGTGAATATACAAACAATAGTGGGATATCATTTAAAGAAGAATGGGCATTTAGAATAGGACACTATGGTAGTTTTGAAACATTAAATGAAATTGAATTCCAGTTAACGGAAGGTACGTATTTAGAAAATCCATATATAGTTAAATTTGTAGACAAAATTCCTGCTGATCGTATACCGTTAATTAATTATATAACTTCTTCGACATTACTACTAACACCTGTTGATTTTTCTCCTACTACTGCTATTGGATCTTATGCCGGTACATGGGAAGATAATAATTTAAAATTAACTACTGCTGGTTATGTAAGACCAGATGATGTAACATCTACTGCTTATAATAAAAATAGTTTATTAGATATTGCTAATAATTCTATAATTAAACACGGTGATACTATATGGTTAGGGTTTCAAGAAAACGGCGATTGGACAGTATATAGATATACTAAACAACTAGCAGAAATAACCGGGGTGTTTGTTAGTGCTCCTGGCAGTGAAATAACATTTGTAACTGATAGTCATCATAATCTTCAACTAGGTGATATTATTTCTATTGTAAGATTTAACGAGCAAGTGAATGGTGTTTACATTGTTAATTCCATTGTTACAATAAATCAATTTACAGTTGCTAGTGATTTGGCTAGTATAGAAAATGCTGAATTACTAAACTATGGCACATTATATAAATTTGAAGAAGCTAGGTATAACAATTTAGATGACCTTGCAGCAGTTACTGATTTATTAAAATTAAATGCAGGTGATAAAGTTTGGATAGATCAAGGTACTAAAAATAAATGGCAAGTTTATGAAAAAATTAAAAACTATTCAGTAAAAGTTTCCGACACAGTTAATATTCCAGCAGGACAACAATTTGGAACATCAATCTTTGCATCAGACGACAGCCCTGTAATGTTAGTATCTGCTCCAGGTTGGCGAATTGATAATACATTTGGGCAAGGTAGAGTAAAAGTTTTTAATAAAGTGAATGGTGCTTGGACACGTAAGTATGATTATATTTTAAATAGTAGTCAAAAGACTTATTGTAGTGCTACCAGTTCTACACAATTTGGTTATGCGTTACAATATGATATTGCAAAGAAATTATATGTTACAGGTGCTCCGGACGCAACTTATGTTAGAGCAACAGGAACAAATATACTAACTNTTAGCACTGGCACCGGATACGCCCGACCCTATATTTTCGAAGGGTTAGTTAAAATTGATAGTCGACAAGAAGATTTCCTTCAAATAATTAACCCTGTTGTTGAAATTGTATTAGCAAATCCTTATCCTGAAAATTATTCTAGATTTGGTTATTCAATCTATATTAATCAAGGTGCAGCTACCACATCAACATTAATGTTAATAGGTGCTCCTGGTGCAGCAAGCACTGGCTCAGTTTATGCTTATAAAATTAATCAAATTGTAACTACAACATCTACTACCTATACAATCACTACTAGTACACTATTTAAAATACAATCAACATCATCTGTAACTTTATATGCTGGCGCTCAATGGGGACATAAAATTGTTGGTTCACCTGATGGTTCTAGAATTGCAATTAGTGCGCCCGGTACAAATACCACATCTACAGGTGTTGTAGAAATTTTTAATAACAATTTACAATATCTACAAACTTTATCGTACCCAGCTGGTAAATTTGGATATGATGTTGCAATGTCAACAAATTATATAATCATCTCAGCGCCAGAACTTAAAAATACAAATGAGCCATACGGTAAGGTTGGAATATATAAACTGACAAACTTAACTTCCACTGGCACATATACATTATATCAAACTATAAGTAATCCGTTATCAACTGATGATTTAAAATTTGGATATTCTATTTCTATTAGTAAAGATGAAAATACAATCGGTGTAGGAGCATTAGGTAAAACTAGAAGTAAAGAACAAAAATTTGATGAAAATAATAACTCGGGCAGCACAACTTTTGACGGCAATTCTACAAAGTTTAAAGAGTCAATTCCGGATGCCGGTACCGTGTATCTATACAATAAAATAGGTAATAAATTTATTCAAGCAGAGGAATTGAACGATGTTAGAATAGTTGAAGGGGTCGATATAACAGACATAACCGCACTCGATATTCTAACACCGCCGGCGGGAGGCCCAAAGATATCTAATATAGTATTGTCTGCTAATCCTGCAAATATTGGAACAAATATAACTGTTACTTTTGAGACTGATCAAGATATTAATTACATTATTGGCAAAGTTGATAAGTTTAATTATGGACCGTATGGTGGAACCCTGGGTAATTCCTCTAGTCCAAAAAGACATACTTTTTATATTGATACAAGTAGGTTTCCAGCCGGTATCCGTAATTTAGCAATATATGTTTCAAATGATTCAACTGGATTATGGGGAGTAGGATATACTACACTTACCCTCGAACCTGCTATCTATACAATAACAGCAGGTAGTAGATACGGTAGTGCAGTTGTGGTAACTAACAATGAGGTTTTTGTTGGAGCTCCGACAAATCAAAGTAATTTATTATTACCTCCAACAACTGATGAATCTAGATTGTTTTTGTTTAGTAAGATCAATGCAGCAAGTCAAAGTTGGAAAGTTTTAAGAGAACAAGTAGATACAGTGAATGTAGCAACAGTGGGGCGTGTTGCATTAATCGATACACTAAAAGAAGAAATAGTTGATTATCTCGATGTAGTTGATCCGGTTAAAGGAAAAATTGTAGGAATTGCTGAACAAGAATTAAAATATAAAGCAGCATTTGATCCTGCTACATATTCTATTGGACTTGCAGGTACAATTGTTAATGTTAATACAAATTGGTTAGATGACCACATAGGCGAGTTATGGTGGGATTTAAGCACTGCAAAGTACATGTGGTATGAACAAGGTAATGAAATTTTTAGAAAAAATAATTGGGGAAGATTATTCCCAGGCGCTGCAATTGATGTTTACGAATGGGTTAAATCTGATTTATTACCTAGTGAGTGGGCGGCACAAGCCGATACTAATACCGGGTTAATAACTGGTATTAGTGGACAACCTAAGTATCCTGATAACAGTGTTATATCAGTTAAACAAGCATTCAACAACGTAACAGGTGCATTTGAAAATGTTTATTATTTCTGGGTAAAAAATAAAGTAACAATACCTGCTGCTAAAAATAGAAGAGTAAGCGGATTTCAGGTTGCTAGTTACATTGCAGATCCAGTTGCTAATGGATTAAAATTTGTTGAGATATTATCTCCTAGTGCTTTAGCATTTGCTAATATTCAACCAATGTTGATCGGTGATAGGATTAATGCCAATATAACTATTGATACTAATGCTATAACACCCAAACATACTGAATGGTTGTTATTAAATGAAAATGACCCTGCTAGTGTTCCTAATACTTTATTAGAGAAAAAATTAATTGATAGTTTTCTAGGGCATGATAGTCTCGGTAATGTTGTTCCTAGTAACAATCTTACTTATAGAAATAGATACGGAATCGGTATTCGCCCCCAGCAAACACTATTTAAAAATAGATTATTAGCTTTGCGTAATTCACTATCTTTTGTAAATTCTGTATTACTTAGAAACAGAATAGTAGGAAGTTATTCTTTTGAAAATCTTAATAAGGTAGAAGAAATTCCTTCTTTACTTTCATATGAATACGACAAACTTGTCGAAGATGCTGTAGAACTTAGTGAAGAAGTTACAGTAAATTATATACGTGCTGAATTAACCTGCCATGTAGAAAATGGAAAAATAAAAAGTGTAATTATTATTAATCCAGGAAAATTGTATACAGTTTCTCCTAAGATTACAATTGTTTCTAATAACACAGGGTCAGGCGCAGAAATTATAGCAGAATTAGACTCTCAGGGTAGTATAGTTTCTACTAAAATTGTCAATCCCGGTAATGGATATTTAAATGATACGTCTGGCTTAATTAAAGCTACAGTACTAGTTCGACCACACACTATTGTTGTTCAGGTTAATGCAGATTATGGAAATAGATGGACTAAACATAGTTTTAATTATAAATTAAGAACATGGGTAACAGTACAAACACAAAAGTATAATACTCCTTTGTTTTGGAAAACAGTTGATTGGGAAAGCAATGACTATAATTCTTTTAAAACTATTCAATACACAATTTCTAATTTGTTTGCCTTAGGTGCAGTAACTACTATTGATGTAGGTGATTATATAAAAATTAAAAATATTGGTGATGGTAACTACGCTATTTTAGAAAAAGTAACAACTGATGGTAATTATATTCCGTCATTCAACATTGTTTATAGAGCACAAGGAACAATTCAGTTACTAGACAATTTATGGAATTATGATCTAGGAAAATATGCTTACGATAAGGCAACGATCGAAGAAACGTTGTATGATCAAATTCCTGATCAGGAATTATACTATATTTTACTAGCATTAAAAAATGATATTTTTGTTGATTCATTAAAAGTAAATTGGAATTTATTCTTTTTTGCCGCAGTAAAATATGCATTAACTGAACAAAAATTATTAGATTGGGCATTTAAAACATCGTTTATTAATGTGTTTAATAATGTAGGAACACTGGATCAGAGGTCAGTTTATAAATTGAACAACGAAAAATATTTTGAAAATTATATTAATGAAGTTAAACCTTATCATACTAAGATACGAAGTTATACTTCAATATATGATAAGTTAGAGCAATCTAATGTGTATACAACTGACTTTGATTTACCTTCTTACTATAACACAATTACTGATGCTCTTAGTGTTGTCACTTTTGCAAACACTGCTACAATAAATCAATATCCGTGGAAATCTTGGAAAGACAATTACAAATTTTATATAGGAGCGCTTGAAGTAGGTTATGCAGGATCGGGATATACTCAGCGCCCATTGGTAACTATTACTACTGCTACAGGTGATACAGGATCGGGGGCAACTGCTAAGGCATACATTAGAAACGGTGAAGTATATAAAGTATTAGTTACTAACAAAGGATCAGGTTATATAATTCCTCCTATTGTGACTATTGCTAATAGCAATATAGGCAATGATACTGCAAGAGTGTCAGTTGTTATGGCCAATGATGCTATAAGGAAAAATACAATAGGAATAAAGTTTGACAGAACTTCAACAATTGGAGATATCAATAATATAACAGTTACTGATGAATTTTTGTGTGATGGTATTACAGATAAATTTACATTAACCTGGCTAGCAAGTGCCGATAAGAGAACAATTATTCCTTTATTAGATGGTAAGTTGGTGTTTAGCGCTGACTATACTGTAGAATACTATCAGATTAAGGTATCACAAACAGGTATAAACATTCCTCAGGCTTTTCCTAATAATTCTTGGGAAGGTGAACGTATGGTTGATCATCGATATGCTTATTTTTTAAATACAAGTCGATCTCAAGAGTTACCTGGACATATAAGACATTATGCTAAATTTGTGTTTTTAAATCAAGTACCAACATATGGTCAAGTATTTAAAATTACCTATAATAAGAGTATTGATTTACATAATGCAGTTGATAGAATTAATAGTTTGTATAATCCTACCGATTTAATGCCCGGTAAAGAATTACCATTATTAATGAGTGGTGCAGAATACCCTGGGGTAGCGGTACAAGGATTATTATTTAATCAAACACCAAATTGGGATAGTACCGGTACATTGTATGATGCTGCCCCTTGGGACGGTATAGGTAGTTTAGATAGTGAAATAAGCGGAAGTTATTTAACTGATACTGCTCTCGGATACAGCCCAGAAGATATTATAATCGACGGTAACAACTTTTTAAATCCTACTGATAGTTATGCACCTGAAGAATGTGTTCCTGGCCATGTTTCTGATTCTGTTGGGCTAAATGTATTCACCACTGCTAATTCCATAGCACCTCCTATTGTAGTATCCGGAGTATTCACAGCAGGTACTACAGGAACTACGATAGCTAAGTTGTCATGGATACCTAGCACTCCGGCAGGATTTAGAGTGCAAGCTAACGGTAAAGTATACGATAGAGTTAATAATGAAACAGCATTGTCTAGTTCTACACAATATTGCATATTTAATGGATCAATTATTGTTAGTGCTCAACCGAGCAACACATTAATAGGATACTCGTTTGTTACAATAGGAGCAAATGTTTTAGTAGATAGTAATTATAAAAGCGCCATATTAGCCAACACCGGAGCACTGTCAGTTTCTAGTTTACTGAATATTGATGAGGTACAAAGTGTATATGTATTAGTAAATGGCAATGAAGTTATCCCTAATAATTACATATTAGGACCAACTAGCTCTGAAAATAATCGAGCAATGGTTACAGTTACTGGTCTGGTTGCTGCACAATATAATATAGAAGTATGGTTTTTTGATACAGAATTTCCTAAGTTTAACAGAGTACACGAAGAATATTTTACAATTGGTACTACTGCAACTTCTACTTTAACTTTAAGTCTTGCTCCGGGAACTATAGAACCAGTAACTCAACAAGTGATAGTTGAAAAAATATCATCTTCTGCTAGATCTAGAATGTTACCTCCTTGGGTAAGTTATTATAAAATTAACTCAGGTATAATGACTTATCCTATTGATTCTAAAAATTCTCGGCCCAATACCTATACATTGAATAATGTTAAGGTTTATCTTAACGGAATTGAATTACGACCTGGATACGATTTTACAGTAGATATTATCTCAGAAACCGTGACACTAATTAAACCAGGCATATTCACAGGAGATGCTGTTGCGATTTTGCCAATGTTTGATTATGATTATTTTGTAATTGGCAATACAGTACAACTATCAACACCTGTAACTACTACTACTATTAAAATAACGTCGTTTACTGATCATGATAATATGATGATTAGAACTGAAAGATTTAACGGTGACGATACATTAATACTGGCATATCCAGCAATTAATGAAAACTATGTATGGGTAACTGTTGAAGATAAACCATTAACAGCAGGAGTTGATTATATTATACGTGAAGACATGAAGTCGATTGAGTTTTCAGAATTTGTAAATGTATATCCAACTGACGACATTGTTGTTGTTGTAATAAATCCGCCATTATACGGCACTACAGTATTAGGTTATCGAATTTTTAAAGATATGTTTGATAGACATCATTTTAGACGTATATCAGACTATTTTAGTACAGAATTAGCCGTGCCTTTACAATACTCGGATAGAAGTATAGTTGTTAAGAATGGTGATCATTTGTTACAACCAAATATAGATCAAAAGTTGTTTGGTGTTATATATGTTAATGGCGAAAGAATTGAATACTCTGATAAAAATGGAAATATATTAAGCGGGTTACGTAGGGCAACGTTAGGTACCGGACCTGCTACATCTTCTAATATTGGCACTGAAGTTATTGATCAAAGTATTCGACAGATAATCCCCACAATTGATTATAGTTTAATTCAACATATTCCTAGTTCAAATACTACTACATATGTCATTAGCACAGTAACAAATAATACTGCTACCTTCTCAATAAACACAACTACTCACGTAGGTAACGGTATTATATTATCAACGCTCACTAATGCAGTTGATCAAATTGAAATATATTATGGTGGAAGAAGATTAAGAAAATCATCATTAAACGTGCATGATAAATCTCTTTCTTATTATGCGTCAACTGCTAGTACAATTCTTTACCCACCAGAATTTACAATAACCGCCGGACAACAAATAACGTTAAATATTGCTGAGGAGATTACAACTGGAACTAGAATAACAGTTATTAAAAAAGAAGGCGTATTATGGACAGGAACAGAAGTAAACTCGTTGCTAACAAGTACATCTTTTCAAGCTAATTTCTTACGTAGTAGTCCAGCAGAATTACCTAAAATTTATAGATACGGAAGTTAAATCACAAATAATTCATATGGATAAATATCATTATGGAAGACAATAACATGAGCCCACCCCAAAAAGATCCTATAGTTCCTACACCCTCTAAACCTAACGAATCAGGTAGTGTTAGCATTCAAGGACATATTAAGATCTATGATCCTATTACTAAAGAAATCTTTATTGATAAAAGAAATGCGATTCATTACGAAAATTTCTCTATAGCATTGGCACAAAGTATAGGAAATCAAGGTGAGGGAACAATTGCAGAAATGGCGTTTGGTAACGGCGGAACTAGGGTTGATCCAACCGGTGTTATTACATACCTAACACCAAACAATGTTGGCAACGTTGCTGCATTATATAATCAGACTTATTATAAAACTGTTGATGCTAGACAAACTTATTCATTAGATCCTGCTAGAAATTTTATGGAAACTAGACATGTTCCGGGAGTTGCTTACTCGGATGTTTTAGTAAGTTGTTTATTGGATTTTGGTGAGCCTAGTGACCAAGCAGCATTTGACAACGCTACTAATTCGGAAGGTGCTTATATATTTGATGAACTTGGATTAAAATCATTTAGTGCCCAAGGACCAAATAGCGGAATGCTAATAACTCATGTAATTTTTCATCCTGTGCAGAAGAGTTTGAATAGGCTGATTCAAATTGATTATACAATACGAATTCAAAGTTTAAGTAATATTGGAAACTAACTATGGCAACACCATATACATTAACTTTTTCCGATTCTAGCAAGACAACTAATATAACTGTTGCAGAATCAGCAATAAATAATTTCAGTACTAGTTTAGAGTTTGTAGGTCCAGGATATGCCGGGTATGGCCGAGCCTTTGCTCAAGATTTTTTAAAATTACTTGAAAATTTTTCAAGTCCTAATCCCCCTGTAAATCCAATTGAGGGTCAGTTATGGTATGATACTAGTAATCCAGGTCGTAAAATCTTACGAGTTAATAACGGAGCAGTTACTAGTGCTCGTTGGCCTAGTGCCAATGGCATTTATCAACAGGCTAACGATCCTAGTANTGAATATAGTCAAAGTTTAATCGATGGTGATGTATGGGTTGATACTAATAATACGCAACTCAAAATTAGATCTAGTAATGCTTGGACACTGGTAGGACCTGCTGTATCAACTGACAATACAAAAACTGGAACTGAATCTGTAAATTTAGTAAGTAACATAGGACAATCATACCCTGTAATATTAAATTGGGTAAATGGAAAAGTTGTTGAGATTATCTCATATAATGCGTTTACACCAAGGACTATTATTGAAGGATTTAGTAGTCTAAATATAGGCATTAATCTTACTACAAAAGTAGCAGCAACATATAATGGTCTTGTTGATAGAGCCAAGGCATTAGAGATTTCTAATGGAATTTATATACAGGCTAGTGAGGTATTAAAAAATATATGGCCAGTTTCTCAAAGACAAGTACTTTCAGGATCTTTAATAGTTGAATCTGCACAAGGTCTATTTGTTAGACGTCCTAATCAATCAAATAAAGAAATAAAAATTGTTACTTCTGCAGGAGCAAATCTAGCTCAGATTGAGTATGGATATGCATTGGGTATGTTACAGGTCGGAGTAACTAATAACTCTTATATAAAGTTTGATGGCACTAATGGCACGGTTGCTATTAACACTACCCCTGTTGCAAATGTTGCATTAAAAGTTGCAGGTAAAGGAGCATTTGCAGAAAATGTAACAATTACAGCAACTAATACTACAACTGTTAGTCTTAATGTAGGTGGTAAGGCTGAAATTTTAGGTGCGGTTCAGATAGCAGGCAATTTAAATGTTAACGGAATTTCTGAAATATCTACCGCCTCTTATATAAAAGTAGGAAATGTTATTCCTATTAACTCAACTACTAATTTGGGTTCTGCTAATAATCCATTTGAAAGTGTTTATGTAAAAAATATCGGTAGTTCTACAACTTTTGTTAGAATTTTTGGTAGCGTTACTACTGCTACTTCTTTAGAGACTTTGAGAACATTTCGAGTAAGTGGACATTCAACATCGACCGCTGTATCATTTAATGGTAGTGCTAATGTATTGTTTACTACAACGTTAACTCCTAATGCAATTATAGATCAAGTGTCTTTAATAACTGCTACAAGTAGTACTACAATGATGGTAGAAGATGGCGGATCTTTGAAAAAGATTACTAAAGGAAATCTACTAACTGATGTATACTCTAACTTAATTATACCTGGCATGATTATAGGTTACCCTGGCGCAGGCCCGTTTACCGGTTGGTTATATTGCAATGGCTCTGAGCATACTGCTACAACTTACACAACTTTGTTTTCTATCCTCGGAACTAATTATGGATCAGCAAGTTCCGGTAAGTTTAAAGTTCCAGACTTGACAACTGCCACTGTATCTGGGACTAACGGTTATCCAATTTTTTATCATATAAAGACATAAAATGGCCTACACAATATATAACAATGACGGAACAGTTCTATCAACTATTGCAGTAGGTGATGTTGATACTTTCTCTACTAGCTTAGATTTAATTGGAAAAAATATAAACAACTATGGTGAATATTATAATACTAATTTAGTTAGATTACTAACAAATTTTGCAAGTGCAGGGGTTAACCAACCTCGCAGCCCGCAGACCGGTCAATTATGGTTTAATAAAACTACTAACCAACTTACAGTTTATAATGGTAATTCTTTTCAACCAACTTATGGATCTAACGTTAGCGGCGTAGCACCTGTTACATCTAATATTGCTATTGGTGATTTCTGGTATGATACAGTTAACACTCAATTAAAATTATGGGACGGTGACAGTTTTAATTTAGTTGGCCCTGCAACTTCTGGATTATTAGGGAAATTTGGAATACTTCCTTCTCCTGTGCCCATAAGAGACAACAATTCAAAGATTACTCAAAAAGCAAGTTTGATTCATTCTTATGGAAGTTATGTTGGGTTAATTACTACTTCTACGTTTACTATAGAAGCAAATACATCAACAGTATTGTTAGGAATTAACTCTACACGCAATGTTAACGAAGGAGTTGTTTTATTTAAAAATCTCGAAGTTCTTGGTAACATATATATCAATGGATGGAATGTTAAAAGTCACCCTAATATTGATCTAACAGCATATTACAATATTACTCCGTTTGGATCATACACTGCTACTACAACTACTGGTACATTTCCTACAACTGGTGTTACTAACAAACTCTCGTATAATAATGCAAATTATTCTATTGCGGCTGATCTTGTTAAGATGTTTTCAACTTCTACCTATATGCTAGGATCGCAAGTATCGGTTATTTGTGTTTATAATACTGCAACATCTGTTAGAAAATTTGAATTACAGTCACTGTACCCTCCGGTTGTATGGTGGGAGCCTTTAAATTCTTATTCTTATTCGCATACTGCAACATTTACATCTACAATTGGTCAGGTAACCTGGTTATGGAACTCTACTACCGCTACTAATATTGTGTTGTAAGGAACATCAAATGCCATATATTATAAACAAAACTAACGGTCAGCAACTTACAATAGTTCAAGATGCAACAGCCGATCAAACTACTGATTTAATATTTGTAGGTAGAAATTACTCTGGTTACGGAGAAATACAAAATGAAAATTTTTTAAAATTATTAGAAAATTTTTCAAATACTACGCCGCCCAATAATCCAATTTTAGGACAAGGTTGGTATAACACATCTAATAATACATTAAATGTATGTTATGCTGAAGCTAGCGGTACTGTTGCCGCTAAATTTAAACCCTTATCAAAATTAACATCTAGTGAAATATCTCCAGCTGATCCTAATCAGGGGCAGCTATGGTATGATACCGTAAATACGCAATTAAAAATTTGGTCAGGTTCTGAATATGTTACAATAGGCCCATCGACCGGTATTAATATAAAAGCTCAATGGCGTGGAGATTTTGAATATAACAATTTAGCACCTGATCTTCCAGTTTACAATATTAAAGCAGTATTAGGTAGCAATGATGAAGTTATTGCTATTGTATCAGCAGAAACATATGAGATGGATGACGATTACTCTCTATCTCCATCATTTCCCTCAAGAAATTCTACTTTTACTAAGATCGTAAAGGGAATAACGCTACAAGGAGCAAATCCTGTAACCGGTTCTTCTACAGCTAGTAACATTTATTTTTGGGGTACTGCTGCACACTCATTAACCTCGGTACAATCTGAAAATGCAAATACAAGTCTTGGTATTAGTGCAATAACTACTAACACTAATAATTCTTTTTCGGTTCCTTTTATTAACACAGTTACTAATGTTGCTTATAAAAGTTCTGGACTTACATTTAATCCAAGTTTAGGTGTGCTTGATACTACAGCATCTCGAGCAAGATATGCAGATTTAGCAGAAAGATATGAAGCTGATGCAATATATGAACCTGGTACTGTTCTAGTAATTGGCGGCGACAAAGAAGTTACCGTTACATCATCATATGCTGATACAAGGGTAGCGGGCATAGTGTCTAGAAATCCTGCATATATGATGAATTCTGAGGCAGGATCCGATGAAACTCACCCCTATATTGCCTTAAAAGGTCGAGTTCCTTGTAAAGTTGTGGGGAGCATTAACAAGGGTGATCTGTTAGTAACAAGTACCTATCCAGGGTATGCCATATTTGCCCAGCCTTCGCCGAGACCTGGAACAATAATAGGAAAAGCCCTGGAATCGCAATCCGAGGGCTTTGGAGTTATTGAAGTATTGGTAGTTTAAACTGCCATTGGCATTTCTATTGTTGGATGACATTGGTAGTCGACTAATTCAATATCTTCCATATCAAAATCAGTAATAACTGTAATTTCTGGATTTAATTTAAGAGTTGGTACCGGAAATGGCTTACGTGTTTGCTGCTCTTTAATCTGCTCAATATGATTGCTGTATATATGGGCGTCACCTACTGATATGATCAAGTCTCCGACTTCTAAATTACATACTTGTGCAATCATGTGGGTAAACAATGCATAGCTAGCAATATTAAACGGAATTCCAAGACCAAAATCTGCAGATCGTTGATACATTTGGCAACTTAATTTACCGTTGTTAACATAAAATTGTGCCATCATGTGACATGGCGGCAATGCCATTATATGGATTTCGCCCGGATTCCAAGATGTAATAATATGTCTTCGACTGTAAGGATCTGATTTAATATTTTCAATTAGTTCTAACAATTGATCGTGATTCTGTAAGATAACTTTATTGATTCGAATTAACGGTTTGCGCCACCGCCGCCACTGTACACCGTAAACACGACCGAGATCGCCTGGATGTCTTTGTAATTTCTTGTTGACCCAGTAGTCGGCTTCGGCATTGTCGGTCCAAATAGTTCTCTTTTTAGAATATCTATCACCATGAAGAATCTCACGTAGTCTATATTCGTCTCCGCTACCTTCAATAAACCAAAGTAGTTCAGACACTACGGCTTTCCATGCTAACTTTTTAGTTGTAATAGCAGGAAACCCATCTTCCAAATTAAAGCGCATTTGAAGACCAAAAATACTTCGTGTACCGACTCCAGTTCGATCTGGCCGGTCTTCACCGTTCTCTAAAATATTTTTTAAAGCATCGAAGTAGACCTTATCTGGATGTATCATTCAACGTCCACAACTGCTTCTTTTTTCTTGCTCTTTGGTGGATCAACTGCATCCGCCTGCTTGCGTAACGCCTGTGCTTCTTTAAAAAGTGTGTCTGCCCTTGACCGCATATCAGTAGGAGTCATTGTTTTGCTACTAACATTTTCATAATCTTCGCTAGTAACAATAATTTCTTCCTTCTTCTTTTTAGAGGCAGCTAATTCTTTCTTTGTAGCAGATTTACCACTTTCAGTAACTGCTAGGTCGTCAACGGTAACTCCTTTTTGTTCCGCAATCATAATATTAAGTTCATTAAGCGGAATCAATGTTTGCTTATTTGGAGTCATTAGCACAAGAGTAGTAGGGACTTTTTTCAAGTGACCTCCTGCATGTAACCATTGTAGCATTACTCCCCCGTCTGGAAATCTACGTGCTGCTAACACATCAGGCTAATTCATTAGCTTGTTGTCCGGTATCGCTTTCGATTAATGACATTAACGAATCGTGATGTGAATCTGGTAAACCAGAAGTACCAATAACTAAGGCACTCGCCGAGTCACCTGGTATTGTTCTATATGCTACTGCTACTCTAGCAGAGTTATTTTTCATTTTTCCCACATGTTTCATATGATTCTCCTTTTATTATGCTGCTGGTGGTTGTTCTTCAGTTTTTGTCGGTGCAACAGCATTTAAGAACATATTTAACTTGTCAAAAGCTGCCCCAACTGCCGAGGCTTCGGTGGCTCCGAATGCTCCACGTCGAACTGCAACATCAACAATTGATCGAATGTTGACTAGATCTGTAATTGTTAATTCAGGAGGAGTGGGTGCTGTGTCAGCAACTGGCTGACTTTCTATTTGTATATTTTCTTGACTTTCCATTTTAAAATAATTCCTTTTTCTTATGTAAGTGTTGGCATCCTAATGACAACATAGTTAATTCTTTAGAATCCTCTAGTCCAATTTCTGTAATTTCAATAATTTTTCTAGCATGATCTAATCCATAATTCCTACAGATCGAATATCTACTGCTAAGATTGTATTCGATCCAATTTTCTATAGACTTAATATCTAATCTATAATTTATAGAAAGTTTGGAAAAATGCTCTGGGATAAAAGATAGTTTTCTAAATCCCAAAACATTTAACGCATTAACTGTCCCTCTATTTAGCGACATTATGTACCTACTTTATTTATAATAGGCAGTCTGACCGAATGGTGAAACTATGGAATCGTTACCATGCACAATAAACAATGAGTCGCAGTATTCTTCATCACCCCAGCTACCACAAGGATAACCGTCTGTAAACATAATGAATTTTTTGGGCTCAATTCCTTGATTTTTCATAAAATCATAGTTTACATCAAAGTCAGTACCGCCACCGCCTTTGCATTCGTAGCTCATAATCTCATCTGCGGTGTCGCCTGTAAATTGTACATAATTGTATACTTCAGTATCAAAGCACCACAAGTCTAATTTAAAGTCTACATACTCGTCCATGATGCCTTTAACTTCTGACAAGAAGTCTTTTGCCATTTTGTCTGAAATACTACCCGACATGTCAATGGCAATAGAAACGTCAATAGTTTCATCATAGATCATACCTGGCAAAATGGCACCGCTATGTTGTGACTTCCGATTAGGCCGACTAAAGCTAAAATTGCTTTTAAGAATACTTTGAATATTCATACGTAACAGTTGACGCCAGTCCATTTTAGGCTCAGTAAAGTCTTTGATCATACGCTGAACACCTGCTGGAACACGACCTGCCCCGGCACTCTGTGCAGCCGCAACCATTGCTTCTTTAATCTCATCACGTATCTGTTTCTTTTCTTCAGCAGTGAGTTTAGGACGACCTTTGCCTTTACCACTGCCGTCAATTTCTTCACCGTCATTGTCATCGCCGTCATCACCCTCACCATTAAGGTGTTCGTCTAACAATTCACCCAACGAACAGATGTCAATCTTTTCTGCATTTTCGTAAAGGTCGTTGTATATTTCTTCATAGCTTTTTCCACGATATTTGTCATCTTGGAATATTTTTATAAAACTAGGTACAGTACCAATTCTTTCATCTTTGAGAATTTGATTAGTAGCAAAGTCGGCTGCAATATTTGACAACTGGGGATCTCTATCTAATCGACGTCCCATATGATCAAATACATTATGTAGAACTTCGTGTGCAAATCCAAATTCTGCGTCTTTAGGAGTAAGTTTATTTACAAAACCATAGTTAAAATAAAAGTTACGACCGTCTGTAGCCAATGTACTACACCAGTCGCTGGCATCTACCATATTAAGACGTGTAGCAAGATTGCCAAAGAAAGGATGGCGCAATAGCAAACCAACTCGAGCAGTAATTAGTTTATCAAGTATTTTAGCTTTTTCTGCTTGAGAAAATACTTTATTACTTCCCCAGTCTTGGGACTTTTGTTTCTCTGCCTTCATTACTGTCATGATATTTCCTAAATTTGTTAATACTATTATACAGTCAATTTATAAAAAGAGCAAGTAAAAGGACCTCGAAAGGTCCAATTACTATCCTTCCATTGCTTGGATAATGTACTTACCATACTTACTATGGAACTTATCAAAATTGACAAGTTTGGATGCATCAAACGGCAACTGATAGTTAGTGAGCGCCACTTTGGCCCCCATAACAACTAGCTCAGTTGGAAAATTATCCATCATAAATCCAAAGAAATTGTCAGCCATGGAATCCCAATTTTTAACTTTCTTATGATCAGCTTCTTGAAGCTCGTAGCATAAGCTAATAGTTAGTGAATACATAGCGGAAATTTCTTTAATTTCTGATTTCTTAATCTTTCCTGCTAGGATATCTTCAGGCTTGGGCATCTGTTTAGCAACTTTACGGTGCGCCATAAACTTAATAGCAAGACCTTCTCCAACTGCACCTGCAATTAAATTAGTCAACGTATTATCCGGAACATCATCTTCTTCTAATAGCTCACTTACAAACATCCAAGAACGAGGAGTAGCAAATGCTTTACTAGAACTTTTTGGATCAAAGTCGTACAAGTCTTGTTTGGCAAACCCTAAATAACCTACAACCTGTTCGTGAACACGATTGGTAACAGCCCACTGATGCCAATCATCAAAATCGCAACGGAGTTCAATGTGCAAGAAACGATTAGCCAACGGAGCAGGCATACGATAAGTTACACCCTTGTCACCTTCACGGTTACCTGCGGCAACAATGCTAACACCTTTTGGTAATTGATACGTGCCAACGCGGCGATTAAGTACTAATTGGAACGCTGCTGCCTGTGTAGCAGGTGCTGCTGAATTCAACTCATCTAAGAATAGGATAGCAGTAGATTTGGGATCAGTGGGCAATTCTGCCGGAGGTGCCCATGTCATTGTATTGCTATTAGAATTATAGTAGGGGATACCTTTAATATCAGTAGGTTCCCACAAGCTCAATCGAACGTCAATAACTTCACGTTCTTGCTCATTTCCAATTTGTTTAACAATATCGGATTTACCAATACCTGGAGGACCCCATATGAACACAGGGCGTTGTTTTTTAATACACTTACGAAGAGCCGCTTTAGCTTCGTTAGGACCAACAGTGCGATTAGCTGAAATTTTCTCTGCCATAATAAACTTTCTTTAAAAAACTGTAGAAGCTACATGTTTTACAGTACGTTAATTATAGCAAAGATCTTGTCTCTTGTCAAGTACTGTTTAGTTTTTCTGTAAATCTTTCTTGAGCTCTTTGAAATTTTGAAATGTTACCAGAAAACAATATTAATTGGACAGCCATTTTTTCTCCAAATACCCAAATCCGCTTATTATTTAAATAAAATGGACAGTTTATATTTTGGTCAATCCAAATAGCCAACTTGTTAGTAACAAAAATAGGTTCATCAAATCTAATTTCATAGTATTTGATATCTGCTTGTTGAAGACATTCAAACCCTTGCTCAGTAAGTCTAAGTCCACCTTTTTCTTTTTTTCTCGGATTTACCCACCAAATTGGAATAGTTTGTTTAATCCGCTTTTCATCTGCTATAAGCCCTTTGGCTTCTAGTACAATTTTGGTTATTTCATGCTTCGGATTCATTTATGACTTTTTCGCCGGTTGTTAATTTATAAACGGCAAAGTCAGTGCTATTAAAAAGTTTGTTTAATTTTTCTGATAGATTAAATGCATGTCCACTATTTGAAAAACTAACTTTTTTATATTTTGGACCCAGTTGTTGTGCAATCACACTTGTAGTTTTTAAATTAATTGGTTTATCGTTGTAGAACACAGCCCAAATAGCATCAGACTCTAAAACTTGGTCAGTTTTAAAGGATTTTTTGTTAGTAATTTCTAATAAAATTTTAGGTTTTGGCCTTGACATTATATACGTATCTCCGAAAAGTGCGTATATATTTAGCAGGTTTTAAAACTTTCCTCCATCCACCTTTATTTCAATTTTATTAGGAAATTGATTTTCTGACATTATTTGATCTAAATTTCCACTAAGTCTAGTCATTACTAAACTAATACTGTTTTGTAAATCTGTAGCTTCTTTTATAGTTAGATTTACTGATTTTTGATTACTTTTAATAGCAATCCGAGTCTTATCTAAGAAGTCTTCAATAGGTAATGTATTAAGATGTTTCACAATTTATTAAAAGTTGTTAGCATTACTTTCATTGCTGTTTCGGTATTGTACGGCCCATGAAATTGGTAGCGTTCTAATGTAATTAATTTAGGACAAAAACTTTTAACCCAACCTTTACGGAATTTAATTACATAATACCCTGCACAATATTGACTTTTGCTTTTATCACTTTTGGCAAATAACGGCAGTTTCTTTTTAACATTATAAACTGCTCCAAATGGCTTTGAGCTGCATGGAAAATCATAAATTTTATAACTTATGGGTTCTATTTCAAATTTGAGAGTTTTCTTTTCTTCAAAAAGATTAGCACCAAATTTTTGTGTAATTTCTGCAATATCTTTAAAATTAATTTTCTGGCCATGTCTAAAAAAATCGTAACCTTTTTTTATTTTAACCACTGAGCCAATTTTTTGTCCTTGATCTTCAATTATCCATTCTTTATTTGGAACAATTACTTTAGATATAATATTCATATTAGTTTACTTGTGATTGTATTGTATATCTTGCGTTAAGTGGATCTGCATAGCTTTGTATCTGCTCGCTAATTTTTAGCAAGTCAAACTCTGCACAGAATTTTAACAAACGAATTCCCACCTGTGGAATGCTTTTTTCTGCAGTAGTTGCTTTATCAATAGTTTCTTTAATTATGTTTTTAATATTATCTGGCTGTGCTGTAAGATCACAAAGTCTAACATTTCTTTGATAGTCATCTATTACACGATGTTCAACACCTTCGTGATCAGACCAACGCTGAAGCATGAGATTGTTCCAAGAATATCCGCGGCTTTTACGATCTTCAAATGCTTCACGGAGACCAACTTTATTCTTTGTACCTTTCTCACGTACTCCTGGATAAGCACTAAAGATGTTGTCGGATGTATCGCCACGCATACACTTCTCAAAGAGTAACCATTCTGGATCCGGTGCACCTTTTGGCAGATTAGTTTTCTTATCTTTAACACGTTTACCCTTTTCATCAAAGTACCCCTCGTGTGTGGTTGTAATCTGCATTACACCATTATATTGTTTAACATTGGGTGCAATAAGTTGGGCAAAGTCGCCATCTGTTGAAACAACAACATGATTATCATTAGGATGACTTTGTATCCATCCACCAATTAAATCATCTGCTTCTAATTGCGGATGTTGTAATACAGTTGTATTAGTTTTATTTGTAATAAAATCTTTAAACTGATCAAATGTTTCCCAAAATACTCGATCTTCTTCTGCTTCTTTAGGACTCTGAGCTGCTCGAGCCTCAGTACGTTGACGTTTGTAAGGAGCATAAAAATCCTTTCTCCAGCTACGACCTTCGAGGAAGAATACAACATGCTCTCCTTTAAAATCACGCCATGCCTTACGAACACTACCTAATATAGTGGCAAGACTCATACCGATCTTGTCATTAAGATCACCTCGAATAACGTGTCTAGCTCTAAAAAATGTATTCGCTGTATCTACTAAAATGTATGTTTTAGACATTAAGAAACCTCTGCTTTTCCATTACCTAAATTATTTACATTAATATAACCTGCAGTTCTATGATTCATATTAATATCTGATTCGTTTCCTATATTCCTACATAGTTCTCCAAACCATTTATCAACTATGAGTTCTTCTGAGTCGCCTTGATATCCTGCTTCTTTCAATTTTAACACAAAGTATTCGTTCCAGTCAAGTTCAAAAAATCCATTACGAATATTATCTTGATTAACATGAGTATCCAATACCTGTACCCAAGGTTCTTTATTAGCAGTAGCTTGTTCTTTTGGAGTAAGTTTTACAATTTCTTGTTTAATAATTGATTCTGGTTCTTTAATACCAAATATATTTTTAATAAATTTCTTCATGATATCAAGTTCCCCATTCGTTTTTAAAGAGGGGAACTTGAAGTCGATCACTATACCGCCAGCCACGTTTCATTGCCGCTAGTGCTACGTTCTTTGCATTTAAATTGTAAACACTTTCGACACCACCAACAGGCATTAAGTATACATGCCCTTTAAATCCTGCACTACGAAACGCACCAACTGCACATTCTGCATCTGCAATGTCTGCTTCTGTTGCAACAACAAATTTAAGAT